CATCTAATCGACTAGTCTTCATTTGAAGATTATAGAGACTCATCAAGTCATTTTCAGCCTTAGTAAAATCCCTACTCGTAACCTTATGGCCACTCGAACGCAAACGTTCAGAACGAGCGACCAACTGACGTGCTTTAAATTCCACAACGACCCTATCTAACTTATCAGCTCGCTTCTTTGCTTCTAATTTAGTAATGCCTTCCTTATCAGCGTAACGCTGCCAAAAGCTATCAATTTCCTTTTGGATTTCTCTCAAATGTTGCTGATATATGCCGTCTAGCTGCTTTTCTAATTGCTCATCATTTTTTGCTCGCTTCTTATCTTCTTCTTCGTAACGCTCACGCCAATACTCATTCAACATCTTCTTCATGAGCAATCACTTCCTGGCCACCGTTTAAATCAACATCTGAAAAACGTTGCGCTTGCTCTAAGCGCTTATCAAGCAAACTTGATTTCTCTTCCTCTTGCTCCATCTTTTCTAATTCATTTTTAGGATTATCTACGATAGAAAGAACAGATAATTTAGTTTCTTCCGACACCTGCCCAGAAAGCTGGCTCACGATTTGCGCTTCTTCCAGAACGTTTCTAGGGACATTACGAGTAAAAACATACGTCACATCTCGCCAAGCCTCCGAATCCACTTTCGTCAAAGGAACGCTAAAAACAACCTCATACAATCGATTAAAACAAGATTGCATTTTGCGGTCTTTCATTTTAGCTAGATTATCCATCGCTTGCAATTTGAAGGCAAGAGCTGTACCAGAAGCGTTTCCAAAGTCTGTCTCAGATAGATTTGCTACCATCGACACAGCAAAGATGGATTCTTTCAACATCGCTATAAGATTTTCTTGCGTTGTATCTGAATTCGGCTTTTCTAAAAATGCAACATCAGGCAATTCACCATCGCCATTTTTCCACAAATTAAAGATACGATTCTCACGAATTTGTGAAGCGTTATCAGCATCTAATTCAACACCCAAAATTTTAAGATAAGCGTCTGCAAAATAATCAACATCATTGGCTTTCTCGCTTGCTGCCTTATTAAGTGCATTGATGAGCGTCTTAACGCTATCAAAAATACCTTGACGTTCTTCGTTCTCAATCAATTCAATTACTGGTAACTTGTTATAGATATGTGACATTCGCTCTCCGAACATAACATTTCCGCCATGCTGAACCGTAATATCGATGATTTCACTAGCAGTAATCACTTGTCCGTAACCAGTAGCTTCTCCAGCATTAAACGCATATCGAACAGCAAACAAAGGCTTTTCTTCGATTGCGTTATCATAAACAATAAGCATATTGATTGGATTTTCATAGGTCGCTCTAGTATTACCGTTTTCATCTTGATAGACATAGATAAAAGCATGACCAAAAATATCCGCAATTTTCGCCATTTCAAACTCATTGTCTTCCATATCGTTCAACTTACGGAAATCCGCTATAAAATCAGAAACAGACGTATCCTCATGCCTAATCTTGACAGGAACACCGATTTGATACCCGCTAAACGTATCAACAATATACTTAGCGTAATTAATCACCAAACGATTATCCGGTTTCCAAGGTTCTTTCTTGCTGTTTTTGAGAATATTATGCTCAGACATATACATATCTTCGTTCTCAATATAATTTTTAAGCAACTGTGATTGATGAAGTTTAATCGCTTCCGTTACTACTTCTTGAGTCGCTTCTTCTACTGATGTTGTAAATAACTTGCGCTTATTTAAATGAACTTGCGCCATCAAAAACCCCCTTTAAACAATTTAATCTTGCTACCACCGTCCGAATGTTGCGAATAAACAGCATATCTAACAGCATCTAACACATCATCGTTTTCTTTTACAGGTTCACCCGTCTTTTTATTCCAAACGTACTGATAAATCTCATCTTTAAATTTACTAACCTTTTCAGAAACAACAAAAAATCGCTTCATTTTCATCAATTTAGCGATTTCCTCTATACCTGACAAAACAGATTTATTTGCATTAAATGTTTTTAATTTCTCTCTTTGAAATCTCGCAACATGTTCAGGACGTGCGCTATCCGCCCAAAAAGTAATATTGCCGTACCTGTCTTTAATATCTTTCGCAATCTCCACCCAGAAATCAATTTCTTTGTATTGATAAGCATGTTCTTCTAAAAGATAAACCGAACCGTCCGAAGTCTCTCCGATTACAACAATAGACCCGAAGTGTTCATATCCCCAGTCAACACCAGCATAATAGCGGATCATTTCTGGGAGGTCATCAACTTCGTGGATAGATTTATCATAATCAGCGTAGATAGCGCCTTCTGCGACTGTCCACTTGCCAAGAATATCACGGTCATAGAATTTTCCGTTAGGCGTTGCAGCTTTTATAGATTCGATGTATCGCTTAGACAAAAATGTGTTATCGTCTAATTTAAAGCTAAAATCAATAATCATATCATCGTCAGAGTCAATATAATCCGTTTTGAGCCAATGATTAGGGTTATCTGGGTTACTATCCCAAACTATCCTTGCACCCTCACCAGAACACCTAGAAACAATTTCTTTGAACACTGTCTCGTTAGCAAGTGAAGCTTCGTTAATATATGCACCATAAGCCGTAAAACCACGGGCACGCTTAAGCCCAGATATAGAACCAGTATAGACTTGTACAACCTTGACGCCACAAAAAACGAAAGAGCCATGCTTGTCATACTTAGGCTCAAAACCATATTTATTATAGAGCTCTTGTAACACGTTGTTTTGAATAGATGTGCTAGAAGTACCAGCTAAGATATACATTGGCTCATCAATGCCTAACTTGTCAGCAATCTTTCTGACGCGGCTTAACTCGGTCACAAATGTATCGTTATTAACCACGGTTTTGCCCGCACGCTTAGCGCCGTGAAGCCCACAAATAAACCAGTCATGATTCCAGATGTAGTGCAACACGTCTAGCTGTCGCTTCGTGTAGAGCTTACTCAAATCCATCTCTTACAGCTCCTTTGATGATATCTAGGAAGCCGGCAATTTTCTCGTCTTGTCCTTCATCACCGCCTATTTGAGACTTAAGTTTTTCAATCTCAAGCTCCAACTTCTCAGCTTGCTTAGCAGTAGGATAGCGCTTTAGTATCTCAGAAATCGCCTTGATAACTGTCGCATTATCAGCTTTTTTCGTCACCCTGTCTACCTCACCAGTCACAGGATTCATCATCAAGACTTCTTCATCACGTTTACCTCTAGCAATGTCGGATAAGATGGACAAGGCTTCTTTTGCACTCATGATATTCTCATCATGCAAACGCTCCACTTCAGCATGGATAAAGGATTTTACACTTGCATTTTCTAGCAATTTACTTGCAGTACTTTTAGCGTATGCGTCACTGTAACCAGCAAAAAGAGCTGACTGATACACATTCCCAGTTCTGATATACTCACTCGCAAATAACCTCTGTCGTTGATTTAACCCAATATCCATCACCTCCAATCTAAAAAAAGTTTCTATCTTTTTGATAAAAACTCTTGACTTTATATAATACATGTGTTATAATTTATACATAAGGTTGAGAAAGGAGCAACCTTAGATAAGAAATCTAGTAGAAAGGACAACTTAAAATGAAACGTTCAGAACGAACCAAGCAAAAAGCGACTGAAGAACGAAATCAATTATCATCAAGATTGGGAATTTTCCTACTCATCCTTAATATTCTTGATAAAATAATCGATCTGTTATCCAATCGCTAAAACTTAGGTGGTGAGGAAACTCACCTCACCACTTTCATTTTAAGTAAAATCATAGGTAAATGCAAATGAAAAGTAATAAAATCCTCAATATCTTACTCATCATTGCCATCATTCTCACCTTATTTTCCATCATTACAAAACTAATCTAGGAGTTAGCATGACTGAAGAAAAGAAATACCCTCAACAAGATTATAATAAGCGCTGGGCTGAAAAAAATAAAGCCCATAAAAACTATCTTTCCTCTCGTTCTTCTGCTAGGAGCTTTATCAGAAATAAAGCAACCACCGAAGACTTGCAAGAATTACAAGTCATGATCGAAGAACGCTTGAAAGAACTTGACAACTAACAAAGAGACTGGGAAACCAGTCTTTTTGGCATCAAAAAAGCCAGTCATTGAGTGACCTTAGCTCTTCTGAGACCTCTCTTTCCAATTCTTGATACTACCATTCTAACAGATTTCAGTTACAGTGCACACCAAGATTACCTAGGGTTGTGTAACATTTTTTAGAGCGTTCCAAATTATTCCAAATTATTCCAAATGTTCTAAAATTAAGCTCAGTTCTTCAATAGCCAACTTACGCATGTTGTAGTATGAGCTCTTGCTGATAGCCATCTTGTCACAGATGTCATCAACGTATATTTTATTGATGTAGGTCAACCGCAAGATAGTTCTATGTTTCGGATTTCTCAGCTTGTTAATCAGTCTACCAAGTTCCAGCTTCCTGTTAATAACCTCATTGGTATCTTGTTCTATCGCCTCTTTCATCACGATAAGTTGGGTATAGACATCATCAACCTTTCTAGCTTGTCCACCCTTGACTTTATCTGCCGTCCACTTGGGGCTTGAGAGCAAACCTGCCTCAAGCTCATTGATTTCATCAATACGGCTTTGAATGTCCATATCAAGATTTTGCAATTCAGTTAAAAGCTCTTTAGCCTTGTTCACTCTCTGTCTCCTTTTTATGATATAATAGTATCGTTAGTTAACATCAAGGAGTCAGTCATGCGCTGGCTTTTTTTCTATCCTCCGACTTTATTTTTTTCGGCTGTTTCTTTCAAGATTTCAGCACGCTTGTGTTCGTCTTGCTGATATTGCATATTGAGCTTGTTCAAGATAACCTCTTGTCGCTGGTCAACCTCTGCATTGTTTAACAAGCTCTTGCGATTCTCTCGCACTTGTTCTTGCAGATAGCGAATTTCTTCAGATTGATTATTCAAACGAGTAAGAATCACCAACAAACCAACACTCAAAAGACAAGCAAAACTAAAAACAGCAAGTTGTAAATGTCTTATTTTATCAATCACTATTCACCTCTTCAATCTATGTTTCGCTCAAATACTCATTGAACACATCTTCATCAAGAATGCCGTTTTTAATTAAATTCTCAACTGCAACTTCAATTTTGATCAAACGATTTAATTCCTCGTTAGGCAACGTAACCATAACAACTTTTTCCATCACTTCACCATCCTCCCATAAAATGACAAGCGAACAATCGCATTGTCCATATAGCGTTCAACTTTAACATCATTCAAAGCATCAGACACATCATGACCGTTTATCGTCACATGCTGATCATTGACGTGAATCAACGTATCATCACTTGTTTCAATTATGATTTTCTTCATGTTCCAATTCCTCAATCAACCAATCCAAATTTTTCCGTGCTTTTTTCAAA